GGCTCAGGGCGGGTCGGGGCGTGCTCGATGTCGAGGACGCCTGAGACCGGGCTCAGGGTCCGCCCGTACCGGGTGAGCCGGAGCGCCATGACGGCGGAGACCGGGGCCTTGCTGCGCCAGCGCCGTCCGTACCGGGCGCGGAGCCGGGCCCGCTCGACGAGCCGGTCCTGCTCTAGCTGGATCACCTGGTCGTAGGAGCGCAGCTCCCACAGCCGCATCCGGCGCCACAGCCGGAACGTCGAGATGGGGTCGAGGAGCCAGCGCGTCATGCGGACGGAGTCCATGTGGCGTCCGGCCGTGATGTCGGCGGTCCGGCCGATCGCGTGCCGGGCCGCTTCAACGACGACGACGAAGAGGAGGGGGATCACGGCGTGCATGCCGGTGCCGACGGGGTCGGGCCAGGCGGCGGCAGCGTTGAACGCGATGGTCGCGGCGGTGAGTAGCCATGCGGTGTGGCGGAGCATGGCGAGGGGCATGCGCAGCCAGGTCAGGAGCAGGTCGAGGGCGAGCAGCACCAAGATGCCGGCGTCGATACCGATCGGGAAGATCGCGGCGAACGTTCCGAAGTTCTTCTTCTCGGCGAGCTCGGCAACTGCGGTGTAGGAGCCGAGGAAGCCGATGGCTGCGATCGCGGCGGCCCCGGTGGCGACGGCGATGATGAGTCGGCGTTGCAGGGTTGTGAGTTGCGGGCGGTCGCCGTTGGTGGTGTGCACGGTGCTCCTCCGGGAGCGGGAGCCCAGCCCCTCGCGGCCGTGGGGGACGGAGGCGCGAGGAGCCGGGCGGTCTGGGGGTGGTCAGCGGTAGCGGCCGCGGCGGAGGCGCTCGTTCTCGCGGTCCTTGCGCTCCCACTTGTCCGCCTCTTCCTGGGCGCGGCGGGCGCCGGTGGTCTTGGCGCGGCGGAAGCGTCCGACGTCGCCGGTGACGTTGGTGCCGGCGGCGGGGTAGGCGCGGGTGGACTGCTCGCGGCGGAACGGGTTCCAGGCCATCAGTGGTGGCCTCGGATCTGGGCGTCGAGGCGGCTGCGGACGTCGGGGGCGGCCGCGTAGTCGGCGCGGCAGGCGTCGATGGTGGCGGGCTCGGCGAGGATCGGGTTCGGGCGCGGCGTGCGGTCCGGCTCGGGCTGCTGCTCGCTCATGCCGCCGTCATCTCGGGGTCGATGGCACGCATGAGGGGCAGGTCGCCGCCACCGCTCTCCTCGTGCCAGTCGGTGTCGATCTCGACGTAGCCGATGCCGGGCAGGTCGGTGGTGAGGGTGATCTCGGTGGCGGTCCAGGTGGATTCGCCGCCGAGGGTGGAGCGCTGGACGATGCGGGTGGTGACGGTTCCTCCGACTCGCTCGAAGACGGTGTTCAGTTCGGCCTGGTCCCACACGGTGATGCGGGTGGCGGTCTCGCCGAGGTGCTTGTTCGGCTCCCAGCCGTGGCCGAAGCCGAGGGCCTGGCGGACCCTGGCGGCGAGTTCCCGTTCGGGTTTGGCGAGGGCGTACTCGATGCGGGCGATGGCTCGGATCGCGGCGGGCGGGAGGGGTGCGGTCAGACGGGGCTGCCGAGTACGGTTGGGCACGGTCACTCCTGGTCAGATCAGGTGGTGGCTGGCCCCGGCCGGGCTCTCACACACCGACCGGGGCCGTTCTGTTGGTGCAGTGCCAGACTGGCAGGAACCTCTTTACAACGTCAAGAGGTTCGGGAAGGATGTTGCCGTGCCCAAGAGCCCTGACAGCGAGGGGGTTCCGCGCTTGATGACCGTCTCGGAGATCGCGATGGAGCACGGGGTCAGCCGGCAGTCGGTGCACTCGTACCGGACGCGCGGCGACTTCCCGAAGCCCGTCGAGGGTGAGGGCAGTACGAGGCCCCGGTTCCGTGCCGATGAGGTGGCCGTGTGGTTCGCGGCGAATCCGCCACGGCCGGGCAAGCGGACAGACCTCGCGACACCAGACGAAGGAGTTCCTATGCCGACCACAGAGCAGGCCGAGTCGGACAGCATTGAGGCGGAGGACAGCCTGGGCGAGCGTCTGGCGGCGAGGCTCTCGTATCAGACGGGCCTTGCTGTTCAGGAGGTCGGCCTGTCGAAGGAGCGGGGCGAGCAGCTGGCGCGCGCGGTGGTGCGGACGGTCCGTGAGGTGGCTGCTGGGTGGGAGGGCTAGCCGGATGGATGAGTTCGCGGTGTGGCTGCGCGCCCAGCTCGACGAGGACGAGCGGATCGCCCGGGAGGCGAAGCCCGGTCCGTGGCACGCAGAAGGCGGCAGCGTCTACGCGACGCACCCCACCGACGAGGTCGTCGACTACAGCGAGAGCGCCGACCACATCGCGGAGTGGGATCCGGCGCGGGTGCTGCGCGAGCTCGACGCCAAGCGGCGACTGCTCGTCGTCCACCGCCCGTACGCCCCGGAGCCCGATCAGTCGTGCCTCGGTTGCGCGGGCGGGATCACGTTCACGTCCTGCCCGGTCGTTCGCCTGCTCGCTCTGCCCTACGCGGACCGGCCCGGTTACCGCGAGGAGTGGCGGCCGTAGCCGCACCCGCCCGAGCCCCCGTCTCACGTCGAGGCGGGGGCATCGTCATGTCCGGACGTAGGATCCCTGCACGTGGCACACACCCTCGACGAACTCGTGACCCTTCAGCGCGCCGCCGACCAGGCGCACGCCGCGGTGCTCGCCCTCCGCGACCAGTACGGCCGGCCGACTCAGGTGGAGTGGACTGATGAGCAGACGCTCACGTACGAGCAGGCGTGGCGAGACTGGCGTCAGCTGGCCGTCGGCGTGCAGGCCGCGGTCACCGAGCACGCCGAGGCTGAGAAGAAGCCGCGATTCGAGATCGAGGCAGCCGTGAGGAAGTCGGCCCGGCACCCGAAGGCGTAGAACAAGCCAGTGCACAGGGCTTTTCTGGCCAGGCGGGTTGGGCGTACGGTCGTGGTCCCCGCGAAGGGGCGCCCTCGGAGGCGTCAGGGGCCCGCCGCTCCAAGGGGTGCGGAACGGCGGGCCACGCGGGGTTCAGTGAAGTCTCTGCGACCCCTGGCCCGTCTGTACCCATAGGTAGCGGGCTGTCCTCCGTGGGACGTGACTCCCGTGGCGAGCAGGGGCCGCGCCTCAGTGATACGTCCGATCCGAGAGCAGCCATGGCGGTCACGCGCCGTCGGACTCGCTCACGTGAGGAAAACGGGCCTGGCGACAGGATGCCACGGCTACGCGGCCACGACGCCACCCTCCGACCAGATCGCCCCGCACCCGGTGCAGTGCGCGAGCGGCTGGCGGCCTTCCCCGCCGTGCACGTCGATCTCCCCACCACAGCCGTGCGGTTCCGCGAGGGTCCGCCGCTGCGCCGCGATGTCCAGCGCCCGCTCGACTCGGGCCGCGGCGCCGGCCGCGACGTTCCCGATGTGCTGCTCGTGCTCCTCGGTGATCCGCTGGCACGGGCCCGGTGCGCGCAGGACCCGGGCCAGCAGCCAGAGCGCGGCGTAAGTCGCGGTCCGGCGCTCGGTGTACCTCCAGCGGCGTGGGTCGTGCTGGTCGGCGAGGGCCAGCTCGGTGCGGCGCTGCCGGTCCTCGTACGCGATCCGGGCCTCGCGGAGCGTTCGGTAGTCGGCGGTGCGGGCGGTCGGCATGGAGATGGGTGCGCGCTGGACCTGGCGGGCGATGTCGTCGGCGCACGCGACCAGGGCGGCCTCGACGACGCGCATGGTGTCGAGGATGTGCAACCGAACGGGGACGGGGCGGTCGCCGAGCTGAATCGGGTCGCGCTCCAGGGAGCGGAGGTGGGCGGCCTGGTGGCGTTCGTACTCGATCTGTTCGGCGTCGGCCTGGTCGAGGCGGGCGAGGTAGCCGCGGAGGCCGAGGCCGAAGGCGCCGACCTGGACGGGTTGGCCGGCGGCTTCGTGGAGGTCGGTCCAGTGGAGGGCGATGGTGCGGAGGTGGGTGGCGGCGGTGGTGGTCATCGGGGCTCCGTGTTGCTGGTGGGGCGGCGTATCGTGATGGCCACCGGATGGGGCGTGCCTGGCCTGGGGAGGTCGAGAGAGGCGCGCCCCTTCGTTGTGCTCAGGGCTGGCTGTCCGCAGGACGCATCAG